TCGCATCGCCATCCACAATTTCGCATGATCAATATTTGGATAGGACCATAACATCCACCTTTCCCAATATTCGGTTGAATACCAATCGTCCCAATCCTCGTGGGTGCTATGATCAATCATGAGCATACCCCGGTGGATTTCGTGTATGTCCGTCTCCAGTCGTAGCGTCTCTGGAACAATAGCACCCTTCTCTATGAGATGCGCACGCATGCGTTGAGAATCGCGGTGATCTGTGTAATCCTCAACACCAACCTGTCCAAAGTTAATGCTTCTCTTATTGGGAAGAATTACCCGGTACTTATGAGATGGGCATAGACTTGGGCTGAGTACAACGCGCATTATATTGTACCTCATCAATAATTTTAGTTCTTCTTTGCGCGTTTAATAATAACAAACTCGAGATCCCCCTTTTTCACATTACCACGGGTCATTGGATTTTTGAACAATACCATATTACCATTTGCGTTGAGAGCACTTGTCATAGACATCCGCGCCAATTTACGGAAAGAGTTTGGTGTGAGATACAGTTTGTTAATTTTCACAACCTTTTCACCAGATTCAATATTGTTGGTGCTGATTGGATCTCTTGGAAAATTTTTCACCTTCATATTTTTCCAAGGAATCTTATTTGATGTATTATTTTGATTCGCATTCTTTTTTATTTGTTTTATGTTTTGTATGTAGTTGGACGTATTTGGTCTGTTATTGTTGTTGGCAAAGTTAAGACGACGGCCACCATTTACCATAAACGTCATCCGCGCTCTTCGCATACGGCGAAGGGCATTGGGATCTATTCTTCGCGGTCTGGCCTGACCCACATTATTTTCATTTGTGTTTGAGTTTGTATTAACGACCCGCAACTCACGGGCTCTATTGTAGTTATTTGTGTTGTAGTTTGAATTATTCATTCGCACCATATTATCATTCGCTGGATCTCGCATCTTGTAGTTTATAAAGATTTAAATTGATACGTGCTTATGAAGACATATACATCCCACGACGGTATTCAAATCAAGGTGGGTGAAAATGCTAAAGACAATGACGCATTGACAATGTCAAGTTACCCCAAAGAGTGGTGGATGCATGCAGCTGGATGCCCAGGGTCGCATGTGATTATATGCCACGAGGGGGATACCATCCCCAAAGAAACGAAGAGAGATGCGGCAGTTCTCGCGATACACCACAGCAAAGCCCCAAAGACGAAGATGTCGCTCGTTGATATGGTTCGTATGGAACAAATACATAAATACGCAAACTCTAATCATGGTCAAGTACAACTCATTGGCGACTATATGACGTTTACAATTTTTATGAATAAGGAGAGACCAAGGTTGGAGAGACTATTAAAAAGATGAAACGAATGTAATACAAAATGGCGCTCAAAAAGGAAGAAGTCACCTCCCGCGAGACCCCTGATGCTATGGAAAAGCGCATGTTCGAAGCCAAGATTGCTGCGATGGAAAAGGCTATGAAAGGCGAAAAGATCCGCTACAAGTCCAAACGAGACCCCGAGAGATTCTTGGATTTCTTGGAGTATCGATTGAAGATTTGGGAAAAGCTTCAAGATGAGACATTCTACGCGAAGCGAATGTATGAAAAGACGAAGGAAGTCATTGAGGGTCTCAGTTGAGGCTTGAGTAGTGACCAGCAATGTAATACACATCTTTAAAACCCAATTCCTCTAATTTCTCTGCCGCAAATCTGGCCCGTTGTCCAGTGTTGCAGTAGACGAGTAACCCCTTCTTTGGAAGTTCCGTAGTTGTCTTCTTATTGATTTTATTGACTGGGATATGAAGAGCTCCCCGGTAATGCCCAGCTCTATATTCCGCGACTGTACGAACATCAATGACCTTCTTTATCTTTCCCGAACGAATCATCTTTTTGGCTTCTTTAGAACTCACGAGGTTTTCACCAAAGTATGTGTAGGCCGCTGCTACCGCGAGACCTCCTGCAATAATGAATGGGAGCACCATTTATAATATACTTAGATTTTACTCCCCGCCCAATTTACAATCCGTTGTAAAGACCAACGTGCATCAATATTCCCCAGAAGTTCCATCTTTACCAATATTTTTCGAATCTTTTCACCTGACTTTGGTATTTGTGCGATATGATTCAATCTAAATCTTTGACCCTGTGCATCAGTCACCTTCATATAATATGGAAAGTTTGTTGTGAAGTATGTCCACTCTAATGTATTACGTTGTGCTTTGGGAACATACTTGTGAATGAGACCCCATACTATAGCCTTTACGAATGAAAGTCGGTCTCTTGGGTCTTTGGGTCCTAATGGTGTTCCCATTGTATCGTGCATCATCGCTATAAACGCCTCTATGTAGCAAAAGTGATGTTGTGATAATTCGTCATATTGTGAAATCTTAAAAGACTTTTCAAGAATCTCTGTATTTGGTACACGAATCTTGGTATCCTTGAGGAGTTGCTTGTAGCTCTTCACATCGGTGGTCACAAATCCACCAGTGGGTTGAAACGTAGTCGTATCTCTTTTCAGAGAATATGATGTCTCGAGTTCATCTATAAACTCTCGTCTATTAGGACCCATTGAATTAAATAATTTGATAGTCTTTGCGGTATGGTCCACCCGTACAAGTCCGTAATGACCACCACCATCTGGGTATGTGTGTGCGATGTGTCTATATTCTAGACCTGTGTGAGTTTTTCTGGGTGTCGTCGTACACACAAACTTAAAATGAACTCCAGACTCTTTTTTGATATCCTCCCCAATCTTTTCAAAAATTCCACGTTCCTGGAGAAATTGTTTGGCGATTTCGGAGGCATCCTCGATAGCCATAAGGTCTCGCGCCGAGCGCTTTATGTGTATCCGACTCTCGATATAGTCTTGTGTGTCTATGTGCGATGTCTCGTTCTTCAATTTCAAGAGGTGATTTCTCACATTTGTATTGGAGATGAGTTTGATTGGAACTCTATCCATCGTGGAGTATGTACAATTTATATTTTTAACCCAGCTTATTTGCGAATTTCCAATATAATTTCATTTCACTTGGGGAGGGAATTACACCTTTATTAAATTTACGCTTAATCTTTTCTAACGCCTTCAATTCAGCTTGTTTTTGGCGATTGATAATTCTTATATTCTTATTCAGATTTGCCCACATTCTAGGTGTGAGGGCTTTTTGTCGGTTCATATACAATATACATATAAATTAGTTACCGAATGCAATACCAGCCATACCATTCTTGATACGGAGGATGTTGTAGTTGACCGCATACACGCGGTGGAGCTGGTTACCCCCAGTTGGTCCAACGAGAGACAACTTCGCGTTATCGATGCGAGAGAAGTTGAGCGTTCCTGTGGGTTGCATCTTGCTCATCGTGAGGCAGAATGGCCACGAGAACGTGGGAAGGTCATCAAGGAGGTTATCGGGCAAGTCCGTGCAATGCATTTCTGGGACAACGTTGTGGTGATACACGTTGGACGTTTCTTCGAAAAGAGCGACACCATTAATGTACATTGACGACTTTTGAAACGTAAATTCTTGAGCCCAAGGCGACACGGTCGCCTTACCAGATACCAAGTGAATAGACTTCACTGGGTGGTTGAAATAGGTGAGGTCAATTTCCGTAGCAGTATTAGACGCCAATTGGTATTGCGTCTGGGTAATGAGCATCTCGTGCTCCTGTTCCGTAAAGAACGCACGTTCATCCGTGTCCAAGTAGATGTAGTTACCGTACACCTTGGGTCTCTCCAATGGAATGTATCCATCACGGCACTTGATACGAAGTTCCACGTCGTGGTACTGGAGCGCCACAAGTGGGAGACACTTCGTCCAATCCTCACCAAAGAAGAATGGAACCATAAAATAGTTACCACCGTGGTTTTCCTTGACCAAGTTGGTCGTCACGGCACACGACGCCTTGGCTGTGTTATCACGCAAAAGTGGGTTGTACACACCTTGAATGAAGAGAGAATCGAGTTCAGACACCTTTTGACCCCCAATCCACAATTCAAATGTCGTTGGGTTCGTAGCGCCGGCTGAAAAGAGACCATCGGAGTTGGTCGCGACACTGGAGATATTCGTACCTTCAATCCAGATGTAACTCATGAGGTCACCCTTGGAACGGATGGGGATGACGACTTCATTGGAGGCGCCAAAGGTACCGATGTAATCCATACGCTCTGGCTTCATCGCGAAGTTGGTATAGCGTTTGTAATTTTGACGGAAAAAACTGACTTGTGGGTCACCAGTAATGTACACATCCTGGGCACCCACTGAAACAAGTTCAATCAAGGCAGCTGACATTTTACTAGTAAATGATATTAAAATTTTGGCTCGATATCCACATAACATGGTAGTCTTCCAAGCGTTGACGTGGGAGGCAAGAGACGCAGATGACGAACATCTCATCAGTATATTAGGTAAAACCGAGGATGGTAAATCTGTGTGTCTCACGACATCTTTTAGTCCATACTTTTTTATTAAACTTCCTGGACATATAAACACTCACAAGATTCAGAGAATTTACGATATTCTCTGTGAGAAGTGTAAAGGTTCGTTGCTATCCTACTCTGTCGCGAAATCAAAAGATGTTTGGGGATTTCAAAACAATGAGGAGTTCTTATTTATGAAGTTGAGTTTTAAGAACTTACAAGCGAGGCGACTGGTTGATTCATTTTTAAGAAATCCTCTCGAACGTACCCCAGACCTCCAAGAAATATTTGGAGTGCGACACGTAAAAGTCTATGAATCAAATTTGGATCCTATGCTCCGTCTGATGCATCGCACTGGGATTCAATCGACTGGATGGTTGGACACCGGTGATGCGTGTATTCGGTCACACCTGGCAAATGTCGACATTGACCTCTTCTGTAACAACTGGTCAACCCTCAAACCCGTAGCCAGAGATGATATCGCACCATTTGTTGTGGCTTCTGTTGATATTGAATGTAACAGTTCTACAGGTAAGTTTCCAGATGCTGAAATTATGGGTGATGCGTGTTTTCAAATTGCGATTTCACTCTGTACATTTGGTTCTGATGAACCATACGACAAGACGTGCCTGTGTTATAAACAGACCGACCCTAACCTGGAGGGGTGCACTATCATCAGTTTCAATACTGAACGAGACATGTTAGAAGCATTTCAGAAATACATCCAAGAGAAAGAGGTTGATATCATTACGGGGTGGAATATATTTGGATTTGATCTTGAGTATATGTACAAAAGAGCTCGCATCACCCGATGTGACCCAGACTTTTATAATTTGGGGAGACTTCGGGATA